AACATGAAAAGCACTTCCCTTTTGTTGCACCATCCAGATAGCTGTCTTATCCGCCATACCTAAATCCCAGAACGTATCTACTTTTACAGCGGAGTCGTAAGGCACTTTAGTTATACGGTTTTCTTCTTCCGCTAATTGTAGCCCTTTAGAATAAATAGACCCAATAGCTAAACTATCGAAACTACATTCAAATTCCGCTTCATACACTTCTTCCGGCATTAAGTGTTTAGCTTCGTTTAATTCTAATTCGGATATAATACCCGTTTCCGAAGCAACAAATTTTTTCGCGTACCAACCTTCTTGATGTAAGGCGTAATCAAATAGCGTAAAGAAGCTATTATGACCCTGCGGTGTCCCGATTGCCACCATAAACCCGTTTCTATCCGATAACGCAGGTCTTATTATTTCCGTCCAAAGTCTAGGGGGCATTTGTGCCACCTCATCAAGAACTACACCGTCAATGTATAATCCTCGTAAAGAATCTGGTCTTTCGCACCCTAATAATTGTATTCTTGCGCCATTAGGTAAATCGCATCGTAGTTCTGTTTCATGGTATTGGACGTCCGGTAGGACACCCGTAAATTCTTTAACGTAATCCCATGCATTTTTTTTCGCCATTGCATACGTAGGGCAAACATAATAATATCGCGGTCTTGGTAAAGGGTTTTGAAGCGCCTTTTTTAATAATTCATTTATACATAGTACGGTTTTTCCAAAACGCCTATGGCAGACTAATACGTTAAACCTTCTTAAATTATCGTGAATTTCTTTTTGTAATTTTCGCGGTTTGTAAGGAATTACTATTTTCATTTACCATTTTTCTGCCCGTCTAAATAATCGCGCATTGCGGAAACATCGCTACCTTGTACCAATCCCCTACCCATTGAATTGGGATAGACCGGTTTCGGTTTACTTATTTCCAATACTAGCGCCTTAAAAGAATTATCTTTTTTTTTAGTCTTTTTCTTTTTCATAAAATTTCCATAGTAAATCCGCCCTGAATTAGAATAGGTAGTAAAACTAATCCTTGCAACCCAAAGGGGTACAAAGTCTAGGAAAACAGCCAAATAATGAATAAAATATATATAAAATACTAAAAAATATAATAAATATTAAATCTAACTACTGTTAACGGTTTGACTCCTTAATATATCCGCCAATAAATAAATATTTAACCGGATAATAACCTAAATCTTTTTAATTATCTTAAGTGTTCTTGCTTTGTTCTTGTTTCATTAGAAATTTCGTCTTACAAAAGAAATCCGAAGGAACACTCTTTCAATAACCCTAACAATAGCGCCAATAATTATATATTAAGTCTTATCTCTATATAGTAGTTTGTAATACAGTTAGATACGAATTGGATTGTTTTAGTATCTGTTTAAGTAATAACTCGGAAAGAATCTTACTATTTCTGCCACTCAATCTCAAGCTTCTGCCCGTCGCCGTTAGTTATACTTACCATTTGTTTATCGTTACCGAATTGTTGCGGTGCAAGTTTACTTGCTGCCCATTGTTTATGCTTTATATAATTGTCTACAGCTTTAACGGTAGCTAAATCAATTTCTTTATTAGCTGCCTTTTCAACTGTTTCCCGCGCTAAAGAAGTTACGTCCGCAATAGTATAATCTATTCCGTCTTGTTTTGCCTGAACGTATGAAGTTCGAAGTTCATACTTGTCCATCCATTTTCTCCAAGTACGCCACGTTATTTGCTCTTGTTTCAAAGCTCCGCGAATAGACATTCCTTTACTTAACGCTTCCAGAATGTTTTGTACGATTGTCTTTGAGTATTTGCTTGGACGTCCTATCTTTGACGGTGAAGATTTGACTATCTCCTTTGATTGTGAATTTTCCACTTAATATATCCGTTATTCTTTCTAATTCTATTTGTTGTTCTTTACTAATGGATTGTATGGTTTTGTGTTTCACTTAAATCTATAAAATGTTCTGCCGATTTGAATGTCTCCACGAAAAGCATAGCGTCGTCTTTGTTCTTAAATTCTGTAAATCTAACTATTACTTCCGGCTGTAATGTATCAGGATTTTCAACGTAAAATAAAGTACAAATCAAATCATTGTAATTTTGCAAATCGTTCATTTAATAAAAACTTTACGTCCTCCGTAGATAAATAATTAGTATGTTCTTTCATTTTATTATAAGTTTCTAATACTACCGAAACTTCCAAGTTAGCCAAGTCGCAAAGATATTTAAAATCTTCCCCGCCCAACCAATTTAAAGCTTGTTCGTTATATTTGGAATTATTTTTACTAAACCAAAAAAACCTATTAAATGCGTCTAATAATCCTTGAATAATAACAGCACGATATAATTTTATATCCATGCAAATAAAAAATCCCGTATAAAAACGGGACAATCCTTACGTTATTGTTGTGATTATATAATCATTAGCGTATTCGCGTTTTTATCGTAACTGAAACATTAAAGAACATTCAAAGAACACTACAAATCAAAAAAAATTATAAGATTGTCTAATCCTTCTCTAAATTTATCCATTTTCTTTTTAGCAGGTATATTATCCACTAATACTTGCCAAACTATACGCCATTCGTTGTTACAAAATTTAATAGCTTGGTGTAAATCGCTATGAAAGTCTATTGTATCGTTTAAAAAATCGTCGTTACCCCCACCAATCATAACTTCGGCTAATCTAGTCGTAATTCTTTGATTCATACCGGATCTATGGGCTAATCTTTCAAATTTTTGACCGGCTAAATATCTTCTTGAATTAATATCCCTATCTTTTGGGTCTAATTGATTGTGTGTAAAATAATTATCTAATACCGATTTAATTGTTCGTTCTAAATGTCTACCAGTTCTAGTATAAGCTATAAAAAATTCTTCCCCATCAACTTTACGAACTAATTTACCGTCTTTGGTTTTTACTAATTGTTGTGCACCAAAATCGTCGGGAATTTTACTTTTTTTATTCTTTTTAGGCATCAATCTTTAAAATTTTAAGGTTTTCTTTCGTTAAATCGCCATTTCGGTACATTTCTAATATTTCACTATTATTCTTTTGAGCAAAATCTAACGTAAAGGCGGTTGGTTTTGTTTCCTTCTTCCACAAATACAATCGGCTTTGGTATCTATTAACTATTTGTGTATCATTATCTTTGTTATCGGTAGGTAATTCTTCTTCCCATCTTTGATCTTTAAGCCATTTACTTAAATGCGGTATAAAATGCTGTTCCGTTACCGAACTACAAAGAGCATTATATTTTTCTACTATTGTTTCCGGTTTAATTTTTAAAGCGTGAATAACAAACTTTTTATACGCTTCCGGTTTACTACCCCTTTTAACTTTAATATTTTTCCATATATAATTAAACAGAGATTCAGAATCAGAGTCAGATACTTCGCTAGACTTTAGCTTCGCTTTTGCTAGACCACCTTTACTGCCATTTTCTGATTTTACTTTAATTTTATGTACTTGCCCTAAACGGTCGGTAAATTGTCTTTTTTGGTGGTACTTGCCGTCGTCCATTAAAGTAAATTTATCGTTTAATACAAAGGTTAAATCTTCCTTTAATTCTTCAATTTTTTCAATACTTGGATCGTATAATTCGGCAATTCGGCACAATTGGTCAAAATTATTAGGTAAACCCCTACCGTTAAGCGTTCCTGCTTTGCAAAATAACGTTATATAAATACCTTTTTGTTGGGGCGTTAAATGTGCCGTTCCGGTTATAAAATCGGAATAATAAAAATCGACGTAGGGTAATTTTATATTCATGTTATCCTTTGTAAAATTCTAATCGCTCTCCATTTTCCGTTCTTAACGTAAAGATATTGTTTAGCTTGTAGTTGAAATAAATATCTATCAACGCTAGAAGTAGATTTTAAGTCTACGCCTACCATTATTTCTCTAAAACTAGGGCTAATGCTATATTCTTCTATAAAATCTTGGATATATTTCATTATTTTGGTTTCTTTAGGCGTCAAATAACCCCTATCGTCTTTAACCATTCCACAAACATGACATTTAGTTTCCATAAGTTCTAATTTGTTCTATACCAAAGTTAATAAATATTGACAAAGTTAAAATTTTCTTTAAATTGCCGTAAATTGCTTTATTGACAAATCTTATACCGGAGGTAGTTATGGATTTTATGGTTAAAGCTAAAAAATATCAAAAAGACACTACGCTAGGAAATTTAGCTTTTGATTTTAATTTATCGGCTAGGGAAATATCAAGACAAACTAAACTTTTAGGAAACAACGAAGAATTTTATATTAACCATTCAACAATTAACGATTATCTAACGGGAGATATACCCCCAAATTTAAAATCTATAAGAACTCTACATAAAATATTTAAAAATATTGATAGTAATTTACCCTTAAATAGATTGTTTGATAACGAAATACCTAGATATTCCGTAGCTTTTAAAGAATATCAAAAACCTATATTAGAACTACCAGATTTAATAAACGACCCTACACAAGCTATAATTTTATTAAGGGACGGGGAAATAAAAGAAAATATAAAAGCAATAATAAGCTATCGTTTATCTGAAAAATATCCTCATATCAAATTCTTTGAAACAATTAATGTACCGGATTTTGAAGAAGGTTTTGCCGTTGTATTTAACGAAAAGCAAGAAGCCCAAGTAACTTATATCTTTAAAAATAAAAAAGGTCTTTTGTATTGCGACAACTTTATAGAAGGAAAACAAAAAATTAATTCAAATAAAATATACCCTATTTCTAGCATGTGCTTTAGAAATTTTGAAATTATAGATACCCAATAAAATAATTTAATTTAAATTGTCAAATATTATTGACAACGTAAATAACTTCCTTTAATTACCTAAATAAGCAATTAAATTCGTTTATTTGCTTATAGTCGCCGAATGGAAGGGCGGATTCGCTGCCCTTCTATAAAATTTGAAATTTGTTTTCGGAGTCTATTAGTCGAATATGTAGTTCGATATCTTCATTAGGGGAAGCTCTCAACTTCCCCTTTAAAAAAGGAAAATTATGTCTAAACCTGATTTAAAAGTTGTAGATAATATTCCCGTAGAGAACATTATAACATTACCTACAACAAGAGAAGAATTAAATAAAAAAAGAGAAATAATAGTTATTAAAGATTGTAAACGTCGTAAGGAAGAAAATAAACCTTATACGAATTTACAACGTAATCTTATTAGCATTCATTTAGCAATTAGTAGTACCTTACAATCTACTTGGAAAGCTAAATATGAATAAAGAATTTATAATTGGAATACTATTCATGACCTTCTGGGCGTTTATAGTAGTCTATTGTCTTTATGGAATGGTGATGGAAATACCTCTTCCCGTATGAAATTCACCAATATCCATAATTTGCCGAGTAGTCTGTATTCGCTTATAACGAGAACCTCCTCCAAGTATTCTAGGGGCGAATCAGATATCTCGGTAACACAATTAATTGATAGTCCTAAAGTTAAAATATTAAAGGAAAAATATAAAGACGAATTATCAGAAGATATTAGCGATATGGTTTGGTCATTTTTAGGAACGGCAGTTCATAACGCTATAGAAGAAAACGACAACGATAAAAAGGCGATAACCGAAAAAAGATTGTTTGCACAGTGTGAAGGTTGGGTCATTTCTGGAGCAATAGATCGAATGGTTATCCTTGATGATAAGTGAAACAGCGCAAGATAAAGATTTATTCGGTAACGAAATAGAAAAGAAAACTATTTTACGGGATAGATTTATAGAGCCCCCCTTTACAATATTAGATTCCAAACAAGGTAATTGGCAAAGAAGAAAAAGAATTTGGAAAGATTTAGGAATGCGAAGCGAAGTCGGTAGGGAAACAACAACTAAAGGTAATAATTCTTTTGCTTCAAAGCATGGTTTAACCCATCAATCCGAAAGTACACAAAAAATAATGGAAATAGGTACTATTAGTATTTTTGATCCAGCTTTATGTGAAGTTTTATA